AAGCATAAAATAGAGGGTCAACCCTAAAGGGTTGGCCCTCTATTTTTGTGCTCTAACGAGCACACTTTTATACCTCTCAGAGCCGTCTCCAGCCAAGGTTGTACAAGTTTCATCTATGTGTATTCATCAATAGAGACGGCGTGGGAAGGGTAGGGTGTGAGGCCACAGAGGAGCGTAGCGACACATGGGGCCCACACATCACCTTCTTCCGAACGTAAGATTTACCGAGCTGCGAAGCAGAGAAGGAAAATCCACAGTGAGGAAGCAAGTAGGACTACCGAAAAGTAACTAGATCTATGCGACGTATGGGGCCCACACATCACCTTCTTCCGAACGTAAGATTTACCGAGCTGTGAAGCAGCGAAGGGAAATCCACAGTGAGGATTGATAGGAAGCTGCGGCTAGTGGTAGATATAAACTTTATCTAAACGATACCGCGGTGCGTAGCACCTATGGTATCGAACCGTATAGTAGCTGAGAAATTTAGATATATGTAAATAAACTAGTTTTAAGTGACACCTTAGTTCGTAGCACCTAAGGCATCCTTTCGTAAACTAGTTGAATAACTCCAAATTTATCTATTCCATAAATTCCATAATATACAATTATCCTTCATTTTTAACTTTAAATATTTATCCGTAAACGTTAGTTGTATTATTCAATAGGTATAGACTTCTTAACGATATAAAAACAACAGTATAACCCAAATATTACTATTTTGATGGCTATATCTATACATAATACTTGATTGATTAAAACAGTACATAAGATATTCTTTAATCAAATTTTCTAATTAATCATTTTTATGTAATTAATATTACTTTAATTATAAATTCTAATAATGACTATCTACTACATATTCTATTCATGCATAGTTTTATCTAAAAAATATATATAAACCTAAAAGTGTAGGTAATTGCTGCTTTTATAGTAATATTTGTAATGTTTAAATATGTACCAAAATTTACTCGTTTCATATATATCTCATAAAACTTTCACTATGTTTTCACATATAATCTATATACTAGCAATAGTTGATTGAGATCAACTAAGGAAATGGAGGTCTACTGCAAATAACTTTTACCTGTCCCTTTTACAAATAATACAAACAACACAACACAAAACAATACAACACATAAAACAACACTTAAATACACAACAATACTCTCCCTGTGTATAAACAAAACAATACATATACAAAACTCTCTAATTATATATACCATCTCCCGTATATATAAAGGTAAAAGTTAGGTAGACATAAGAGCCCTTGAAAAAGGGCTCTTTTTCCTTTTAAATTCACTATTATTTCATTATTTTAAAGCGCTTTGTTTCTTGACATAGGGTCTATTTTTTGTTAAACTAATCAAGTATCAAGCACGGCTTGATGAACATAGGGGTATAGCTCAATTGGTAGAGTAGCGGTCTCCAAAACCGTTGGTTGTGGGTTCAAGTCCTACTGCCCCTGCCAAATTTGGATTGCGGTCTTCGGACCGCATGTCCATAAAATTACTCAAAAAATATTAAAAAAATGCTTGCATAGATTTAAGCGTTGTGTTAATATAAGTGAGTACCAAGTACATGACTCAGTAGCTCAGCTGGATAGAGCGTTTGACTACGAATCAAAAGGCCAGGGGTTCGAATCCCTTCTGGGTCACCAAATTAAAGCATCACAGTAATGTGGTGCTTTTTTATTTTATCTACTTATAGTAATAGTATAATCAAAAGAACTCTACATTCTAATCAGTAGAGTCCTTTATTATATGTATACTTGGGTTATAGGACAAAAAGTGTTGCTGTTAATGCCGATGGAACTAGTTAAATACTAGCTCCATCGGCATTTTATCTTTTTGAGTGACTTTTACATATAGGACAAAAAGTGTTGCTAAAAAGTCTGAAACCCCTTGATTTTACTGACTCAAATAAGGTTTTATCTTTCTAAAGAGATATATTTTTTAGAAGGAGTATAATTATGAAACTAGTCAGATGCCCTAATTGTGGTTTCGTCTGTAAGAGAAATGGTAAAACAAATGCGGGTTCTCAACGTTGGTATTGTAATCAATGTTCTTGCTCATTCACAAATAAAGTGAATAAAACTAACAATAATTTACAGATATTTTTGGATTGGTTATTTGGTAAACATACACAGTTAGATATGGCTGGCGATGGACGTTCATTTCGTAGAAAAACATCACAGTTTTGGGAGCTTTGGCCATTACCACCAAAAGTTGAATCATCAAGTAGTGTGGTATTTGTTGATGGTATTTATTTAGCTAGAAATGCTTGTATTTTAATCTGTTGTAATGAGACGCATGTCTTAGGCTGGTATGTTTGTAGATATGAGCATTCTAAGGCTTGGGAGGCTTTATTACGACGTATTTCATCACCTATAGTAGTTATATCCGATGGTGGTACCGGCTTTCAAAAGGCATTAAAAAAAGTTTGGCCGAAAGCCAAACTACAAAGATGCTTATTTCATGCATTTCAACAAGTAAAACGTTATACAACAATACGTCCTAAAACGATTGCTGGTTGTGAGTTATATGGAATTGCAAGGGATTTATTAACAATACACACGCAAGATCATGCTATGAAGTGGGTACAAAATGTTATGTCATGGAAAGTACGACATAGGGTATTCCTATCAGAAATAACAGTTGATGAAAATGGTACGATACGACCTAAACATGAACGACTTATAAAAGCAGAAAATTCCTTAGTTAAATTGATTAACAAAAGATGTTTATTTACTTACTTAGATGCATCGTTAACATGTACCTGCCCAGCTACTAATAATCGTATAGAAGGTGGTGTAAATGCTCAGTTACGCACTATGTTACGTAATCATAGAGGAATGTCTATTGAAAGACGAATAAAAGCGGTGTTCTGGTGGTGCTATATGCACTCACCAAACCCGCTTTCTAATGCAGAAATACTTAAGGTTATGCCGACCAACAAGAGTATTTCTGATATATATCATACCATACATGAACAATCTAGGTTAGAAGCTTCTATTCCGACTTGGGGGGATGCTATTGTTTGGAGTGATTTGCATAATTATGATCGCCTATTTACCAATCTTTGGGACTAAAATAGCAACACTTTTTGTCCTATAACCCGTATACTTAATATGGCGAGCTTTTGAAAATTGCCAATTAGATAATGCTTAGATTATTTTAGCTGACCAGCAGCTACGGCAAGATCTCTCCAATAGATAGCTTGCATATAACCATAAGTATCTGGTTTTAACGTAATCAATTTCGCTTTAGGTCGTTTTTCCTCACGTAATACTCTACCTGTACGGGCATCGATAATATTACGTTGTTCTTGGACCCATTGAATTGTATCGGCATCTTGATCAAAGTAATAATGGTTTATGTACTCTGTCATATAATATTGAGCTCCTTGATGGCTATAGGTGCGACCGATAATTTCAAATTTATGACCTTCACCAGCGATAACTTTAACGCGTTGTTCTGCGTAATAGTTTTGACCATTCATACGATATAAGTAGGCATAACCTCTTGCATTCTCTAAGTCAGCAATATTGACTGCTTGAGAGGGCAGGATGCCTAAGATTGTGAAAGCTGCTGCAATTAATAAACTACGCTTCATTTATTCTCCTTATTACTTTGCATGTGGCTGATCAGACTCAGCTACTACATGGACAACTAATTCTTGATCGGAAGGAATCTGAGCCATAACTACAGGCATTGGCACACTCATAGCTGCTGCTATACCTTTGATTTGTCGCATCGCAACTGGTATTACAGTACCATCTTCTTGTAAGTTATTTTCTAAGGCTTCAATTTCTGTAACTGTTAAGCCTGCTTTTGTGGCAAAGTCTTCAATGGATACACCATTGGCTTCCCGATATTCTTTAATGAAATCTCCGATATACATAGATTCCTCCTATTTTTAGATACCTTTATATTGTAATTAAAAATATCATATATGGCAATAGATGAATAAAAGATGAATTAATAAAAGTACAAAAATAATTTGACTTAATACCGTAGTGGTGTTAATATTAACTCATAGAAAACATCATATTTGGGAATAGGTGCTGAAAAGCATAATAGAGAAGCTGGTTAAATGCCAGCACGGTCCCGCCACTGTATGGTCGAGCGAGTCTAAATTAAGTCACTGGGAAACTGGGAAGGCTAGATAAGCGATGACGCCGAGTCAGGAGAACTGCCTATTCAACATTCACCATTTGACCTACGAGAGATAGGGAGGAGAAGTTAATAGCTCCTTTTTACGTACCCGTAAAAAGGATTTTTTAGTTCTATACAATCTTCAACATTTATGAGTTAGATTGTATTCGAAAGACCTAAATGTCGATGGCATGGTCATGGTGAATAATACCTTCTTGGTATTACCAGCATGACATACGTTATGACTGTTAATATATTTTATGGTAAATGTAGGGCATGCATTTATTCATCATCATCCTAAAAAAGAGGCTGACCCAGGATTCTAGTAGTTCGGATTCTGGGTCAGTCTCTTTTTCATTTTACAGTTTATATAATGACCAATATGTAAGGTTATATGTAAGGTTAAACAATTTATATAATAACCAATATGTAAGGTTAAAAAAATAGAATTAGTTATATAGTCGATATTTAATTAGTCATATGGTAGATATTTTTATAGGTAACATGAAATTTAAGTTAAATCTAAAAAAATGATTGACGATGAATTATATACATGATATTATTATTTCAGTTGAGACGCGGGAGTGGCGGAATTGGCAGACGCACCAGACTTAGGATCTGGCGCCTTACGGCGTGGGGGTTCAAGTCCCTTCTCCCGCACCAACTTTATTGCACCTTTAAAGGTGCTATTTTTTTTGCCTAAAATTAGGTGTTTGAAAGGGATATAAATAACTATAAATATAGCTGTTATGACTTTTTTACTAGTATATATAAAGCGCTCTAGAAGCTTAACTACTAGGTTATATGTTATAATAAATGAGATATAACAAATTGCCTATAAAACGCATTGTTTAAAGCATATTTGTATTTCAACGGCAAAAATACGGCAAAAATAATTAACCAAAAATATTGGCAACTTTGTCAGCTGCCTTTAGTCGCATATCATCTGAGAAATGAACATAGGTTTTTAATACCGTTGGTAGGCTATCACCTAATAGGGCGGATACTGTTTTTATATCTACGCCATTTGATAATAATTTAGTTGCGTATGTATGGCGTAGATCATGAATAGAATTATCTGGCAAGAAACGCTTTATTATTTGCGATGCGCCCCAGCTGCTACTAATTCTATTGTTAAAAAGTCGTTCAGTTGAACACGTTTCTTTGTATTCTTTTAAGATATTGGCTAATACTGGCGGTATAGGTAATTGCCTATAACTATTTTTTGATTTAAGCGGCTTTAATGCGTATTTGTTGTAGTCAATCGCCCCGAATTGCTGCACTACATTTATAGTATTACTATCTAAATCTACATTATCCCAAGTAAGGCCAATAATTTCGCCGTATCTCATACCGGTATAAGCAGCGATAGAGAATATAACATAGTATTTATAATTCCTATTCTTTACCTCGTTTAAGAATGTTTCTATTTCTATATCCGATAATGCCTTTATTTTGATAGGCTTGTTATTCTTGAAGCGTGGTATCACTTTTAATTCGTTTATGGGCATTATTTTATATTGGTATACCGCATAACTAAATAAACGCTGAATTATGCCCAAGGCGAGGTTTTTTGAAGCCGTTGCATATGTTGTATCGTTCAATATGCGTTTGACTTGATACGGCGTAATATTCGCTAATTTTTCGTTATGTATAGGTTTAAATATATCGAACGTACGAATATAGGCACGGTATGTATTAAATGCGCGCGGCTTATTTTCTCTAATATAAATGTTAAAAAAATCAATAAGAGTTATATTTCTAAGACTATCATCGGTTGCGGTGATAGTCTTTTTTAGTTTATCAATGATCGTTTGCGCATGAATTTTAGCTGCTTTTTGCGTTTCAAAACCTTGTTTAGATTTCTGGCGCCAGCGGTTTCCGTCCTTGTACGATACGATGCATTGATACCCTTTATCTTTCTTTCTTATGGTTATATTGCATTGCATCGTCTAATTCCTTTAGTGAATAACTTGCTATAAATTGCGCGCCGATAGTTAGGGCGATAACTATAAACATCAAAATATATCTATGTTCTTTCCAATCCATGAAACCTAATATCATACCGATAATAAGATATAGAATACTTTGATAAAAGGCCACGTTGATTGCATCTTTTTTACTCATGGTAAACCCCTTTATTTAACAATATATGCGCGAATGTATCCGCATCATGTTCTAGTTTTATACGTAAATCCGCATCTATTTCCTTAAATAAATCATAATCCTTATGAAGGAATATATGCCCTAATTGATGCGCAAGCGCCGTGCGCTGCTGCCGCCTACTTAACCGGCTATTTATAATAATAGCCTTTTTAACTTCCGGTTTAATCAGTACACCGCTAACACCTACGGGCATACGTTTATAAAATACTTTAATGTTCAATCTACTTGCAATGGTGCGCGGTTCATTTGAGCCGCATGAATTAATTAAGTCTAAAACCATATTTAACATGCTAACAAATCCCCTTGAATATATTAATCGTCTAATACTGCTTTTAATACTTTTTGTAACTTTACTTTTTGTTTTTCCGTCAATTTACGATCGCCATAATAGCATACTAAAGCGCTATCTGTAATTTTCTTTAAATCAATACAATTATCTTGCTTTTTGACTTTAGGCGTTCCCTCTACGCCCTCCGTAAAATAAGAGGTTGGCACGTTGAAATAGTCCGCCAAAATCTTAACTGTTTTTAAACTAGGTGTAGAGTTTTGAGTTTTCCAACGTGAAATAGTACTTTGAGCAATGCCAGTTTCTTTTGAAACTTGATACATGGAAACACCGGTTTTCCGCATAGCATCGCAAAATTTTTGGTAAAACATGTTTAACCTCCGCAAATTATAAATGAGTATTTATAAAATTTACGAAATGTTTATTTGATTACTTGCGTAAACGCACGTATAATAAAGGCATAAGGTAGTTGCGGAAACGCAAGCAATCTTATAAACAATCGCGTTATAGCAAGTGTGGTAGTGAGATATTATTACTTGCTATAACGCAAGTATAACATTTAGAAAAGGTGGTGTAAATGATTAAAACAGTAACAAAAAACATTTTCCAACTTATGGATAACAAAGGCGTAACTGCTTATAAGTTATCTAAAGAAACGGGGATTTCTGAAAGTGTTATTTCCCGTTGGAAAAGCGGCGAACAATCGCCAAGTATTTCTAATTTGGTAAAGGTGGCGCATTACTTTCAATGCGGACTATCTGAGTTAATGAAAGGAGAAAAAGCATGAAACTAACGTATACAGTCGAAGAAGTTGCCAGCGTGCTGGGTATATCAAAATCTTCTGTATACAACCTAAGAAATAGTGGTGTAATTCACCAGCTAACAAAATTACCGGGCGTTTTATTTTCAGTCAAAGAAATTCAAGAAATAGCCGGACTAGAAACCGAAGTGAATGCGGTTAATTACCGGGCGTTAAAAGTAGAAAACGAAGAATTGACGAAAGAAAACGCAAAACTAAAAAACGATATTAAAAAAATCGCTAGCGGCATACTAGCGATCACGGGGGAATTATGACAACGGCTTTTAAGATTATAGGCGCTATTTTGTTAATAGGTACGCCGGGCAGTTTAGAGTTAGATAGCATAACGCTATATGAAGCGTTTCTTCAAGGACTGTTAGGGGTAGCGTTATTATATGGCGGTATCTATATAGACCGAATAAAAAAGGCCCAATAGTAACGGCAATTACTAAAGGGCAGATGCGAAAAGTGAGTTATTAAAGCATCTTAACCGCATAATATCATATGCGCGTTAAGGTGGCAAGGTGAGAACGTGAAAAAAGAAAAAGTTTTAAACCTATTCAAACGTTTTGAAGAATTCCTAGCGGAAAGAAAAACGAAAAAATCAAATATTTATATAACTTTAGAAATAAAAATTAAACCGGACGGCAGTTATAAACACTATATATTTATCCTTGATGAAGAAAGCGGGAAAAGCGCATTAGCACATATAAAAGGGTTTGAAAAAATGGCTTTCGCAAATGAGGTAAAAACATTTGGCGACATTTTAGAAATGTTAGAAAGGGAAGAAAATGAGTAGCATTTACGAACTTAATAAAGATTATGCGGAATTATCCGCAATGCTTGAAGCGGCGGAAACGCCGGAAGAAATTGAAGCAATTCAAAATACGCTTGAAATGCTTGATTGCAGCATTGAAGAAAAAATAGAAAACACGGCTAAATACATGGTTAATGTTGAAGCCGATATTCAAGGTATCAAGGCGGAAATTGATAGATTGAACAAGGTGAAAAAATCAAAAGAAAGCACTATTGAAACCTTGAAAAATAACATTCAATATTCAATGCAACAAAAAGGCATTGAAAAATTAGAAGTTGGCACCTTTAAAGCTGGTTACCGCAAAAGCGAAAGCGTTGAAATTATCAACCTTGATGTAATTCCGGCAGATTTCACGAAAGTAGAAATCAAGGCGGATAAAACCGCCATTAAGAAAGCACTTAAAGCCGGCGAAGTGGTGGAAGGTGCAGAAATTAAGGTAAATCAAAATTTCTATATTAAGTAGGTGATCGCATGGCAGCAAAAACATTACAACAAAAGTTAATCGAAATACAGGCGGAATTAAAGGCACCTAAAAGCCAATACAATAAATTCGGTGGTTATAACTATAGAAATTGTGAAGATATCCTAGAAGCGGTTAAACCGCTATGCGCTAAACATGAAATTGTACCGTTGTTAAGCGATGAAGTCGTTATGATTGGTGATAGATTTTACATCAAATCAACGGCGAAAGTAACGGACGGAAAAGACGAAATAGCAACTACTGCATTTGCGCGCGAAAGCAAAGAAAAGAAAGGTATGGACGAAAGTCAAATTACCGGTTCCGCATCTTCTTATGCCCGCAAATACGCATTAAACGGCCTATTCTGTATTGACGATACGAAAGATGCAGATTTTATGGATAATTCACAAAGCAAGCAGCAGCAACAACCAAAAACGCAGCAACAACCGACGAAAGAAACGCACGTTAAAGGATACGATGAATTTGTAGCATTGCAAAAATCTAAAAAAGTACCACCGGCGGAAATCACCAAATATATTGCGGCGGAATTTAAAAAACCACGGCTTGCCCTTTTAGATGCATTTGAAATGGTAGCGGCGCTTGAATGGTTAAAAAACTACGGGGTACAAGAGGAAAACAAAGGTTTTACCATGTATGACAACGACGAACAAGCATTGATACATGAAGATGCTGGGGATCGCATTTAATGAAATGGGTAACAAAGGGGATTAACGTAATAAAAACTTTAGGGTATAACGTGTTAATTCCCGCTCCTCGCGATGAAGAATTAAATACACTTGATGCCGATACTGAATATACGGTATCAATTACCAAAAAAAACAAGCGGCGTTCACTTAACGCCAACGCGTATGCGTGGGTGTTGTGTGAAAAGATTGCAAGGGAACTTTCAAAAAACGCCTACATTTCAAAAAATGACGTGTACAAGCGCGTTATTCAAGAAGCTGGTACCTTTACATACATACCAATAAAAAACGATGCCGTAGGGCGATTTATTGAAATTTGGCACGGCCACGGGTTAGGCTGGCATGCAGAAGATGCCGGCCCAGCTAAAATGGAAGGTTATACCATTATCCGCGCTTATCATGGTAGCAGCGTTTACACGGTAGACGAAATGCAGCGTTTGATTGATGCACTTATAGATGAGTGCAACCAATTAAACATACCGATTGAAAGCAACGATTACGTTAATTCATTAATACAGGAATGGGGAAATGAACAGAAGGAAGAAGCAAGATAACGTATTGTATGCCCGTACTAGAAAATGGGCGTATGAACGCGACGAAGGCCTATGCGCACTATGTGGCGCAATGGCAACCGAAGTACATCATATAACCTTCAGAAGTCAAGGCGGTTTATCAAATCTTAGTAATCTAGCTTGCCTTTGTAGAGATTGCCATACAAAAGCGCATGGCGTAGATGCTAAGAAAATACGCGAAGTATTAAAGGAAAGGAATGAGGGCATAAAATGGCAGAAAGACGAATGATGTCAAAGTCTATTATCAAGTCCGATACTTTCCTAGATATGCCGGCAACTACACAAAACCTATACTTTCATATGCTGCTAGATGCGGACGATGACGGCTTTATAAATGCTCCGAAGTCAATTATGCGAATGATCGGGGCGAAAGACGACGATATGAAAGTACTTGCTGCAAAACAGTTTGTAATACCGTTTGAGAGTGGCGTTGTAGTTATCAAAGATTGGAAAATTCACAACTACATTCAGAATGATAGGTATAAGCCGAGTACGCTGCCGGAACGTGATTTACTTAATATTCAAAAGGATAAAACGTACACGTTAAAAGGTGATGTATCCAGAATGGATACAGAATGTATACAAACTGTATCCATAGGTAAGGATAGGTTAGGTAAGGTTAGGTTAGGAAAGGATAGGATAGGTAAGGATAGGGTAGGTAAGGATAGTATAGATACATTATGTCATGTTTCACATGACGATGTGGATAAATCTCACTTTGAAATTATCGAATACTTGAACATGAAAACGGGTAGTAAGTTCAAGGCTACAACTAAGCCTTATATTCAAGCGATACGATCACGCTTGAAAGAAGGATATACGGTAAACGATTTTAAAACCGTGATTGATAAAAAATGTAGAGAATGGCGAGGTACAAAATTAGAAAAGTATCTAACACCTAAAACGTTATTCGCGCCAAGCCATTTTGATACATATCTCAATTCAAACGAAACGGCAGCCATGACGGATACAGAACGAAAGGTTGCAGAACTGAACGCATTGATTGATGCGGCAGAAAGGGGAACAGATGAAGCCGGAAACGTTGAAGGCTACGGGCCAATTATTGATATATGACAAATTCGATAGTTCAAAAGTTCAAATGTACGCCTACATGCTGGAAGATATCAACCCGGTAACATTGGCCGAAGCAATCAAGCAATGCATTAATACATGTGAATTCGTTCCGGCGGTTGCAACCATTCGCAAGAAAGCGGCGGAAATTTCCGGATATGTAAACGGAAAAGAAGAACGATTGATTGCGCAAGATGCATGGGAAGTAGTCAGAAAGAAAGCCAGCCAAGTAGGTTATGAAAAGGGCCTTGATGAGTTGGAAGGCATAACAAGGCTTGCCGCTAAAACTGTATGGCGTTTCTTTGATCCAAGAAACTGCCAAAGCTACAACGAAAGCGCCGCAATGAGCCAGTTCTGTAAAGCGTATGAGCAACTGGCAGCGCGCGAACAAAAGAATATGGAAATTGCGGAAAGTATTAAAAGTAACGGGCTATTAATGGAAGCACGAAAACGCGCAGAACTTAACATGCCAAAACAAACAGAAATCAAGATGCTAGATAACGGTCATTTGGTTGAAGTTGAAAAGCACGAGCCTATAGACCTAAAAAGCATGGTTAAAAATGCGGATATTTCGAAAGAAAGTAAAGCGTTAATTCTGGGGGTGTTGGAATGAACAAAAAATATAATGTGTTTCCGAAATTAATCGAATGTAGGGAATTACTAGGCTATACACAAAAAGATATGGCTGCAATGGTTGGCGTAGGAAGGGAAACATACAAGAAGCATGAACGCGGCGAATTCGACTTTAGATTAACGGAAATGCTAGCAATTCAGAAGTTTATTAATAACGAATTACAACTGAATTTAACGCTAGATGATTTGTTTACACCGCAAAAAATCGTTTAAATGCGTTGTATGGAAGTTTTAGGTCGCAGATGATAAATCATAAAGGCGAAATAGTAGACAGGGCAAAATAAGCAAATTTGCCCTATAGAATTAGAAAATAGAAAGGGAATTATATATGAATAGTGTTCAATTAATGGGAAATCTTGCACGTGATTCAGAAGTACGTTATACACAAACAGGCCGAGTGGTTGCGACTTTCACAGTCGCAGCTAGTAACACGTATATTGATAGCGCCACAAATGAAACGAAAGAACAAACGGCGTTTGTGAATTGCGTTGCATGGGGCAAGCTGGGCGAAGCGGTAGGCAACTACCGAAAGGGAAACCGCCTATTTGTAGAAGGACGAATTCAAACAAGAAGTTATGAAACGCAAGACGGTCAAAAGAAATACGTTACGGAAGTAATCGCCGGTTTTGTTGGTTTATCCGCTTTAAATGATGCGGAAGCTGGCAGCAATTTCGATAATTTTGCAGATAATAAGAACGATGAAAACGTTCCGTTCTGATAGGTGGTAAAAATGCTAGTAAAAAACGAGAATGAGTGGTGCTGGTGTATTGGTGAGCATATAGGATATCCACATAAAAGCATTGAAGATGCCGTGAAAGAATTTACGGAAACATACCCAGCGGAAGAAGTACCAATGATTAGAGTCGGAAACCCTTATTATTATGTTCCTACCGTTGATGCGGAACGAGTGATTGAAGATATATATATTAGTGATCTTGACGACGAAATAGCGGAATGGTCGGAAGATTATCTATTAAATGTAAAACGAGAACATATAGATGAGTTACAAGAAGAATTAACCGCAGTATTTCGCGAATGGGAAAAACGCCACGGGTACAATAATACTTCGTTTGTGGTGCTTGAAACTATAAACCCTTTTAAATAGGTGAAAGCGTGAAGGCGCCGTGTAAGGGTTGTGAGTATAGGGTGATAGGCTGCCATAGCACATGCGCAGCCTACATCAAATATAGTTGCAGCAGAAAAAAAGAAATAGAAACCCGTGATATCTGGGGCGATGTATACGGGTATATCAAGACAAATAACAACCGCATCAAGCGGCGTATAGGTAAATACTAGGGGGTAGAAATGAATAAATTACAAGAAAAAGCGATTAATGCAGCAAGAACGGTTTTATTTAATGAATTCGATTACAACGCTAATGAAATAACACCAGATGATCTATATGTGGTTTGGTTTTGTAAGACATTGCAAAATTGGAAAGCATTAGTAAGCGGTGTACATATCGAAGAATATATAGAATGTACATACAACGGAGATAAACAAGAGATTTACGTTGATGTATATCAAAAAGTTAAAAATGTACGTATGTGCGAATTAGTAAAGTAAAAATGACGTATATAGAAAATTGGCTTGCATTAGGTGCTTGCATATACAGTAGGAAAACCGCAGATGCAGCATTGGCCGCGCTAGGGTTAAGGAAAGAAATAAAACGAAAGCCGGTATACCCAGAAATTGAAGCAAGTGCGTTGGTTGCTTTACGTGAAAAGGGTTTGAGCGTGCGACAAATAGCGGGCGTATACGGCGTATCGTATACATTTGTTAGAAACCGCTTATTGGCTGCTGGTGTAAATCTTGAAAGGCGGAAACAATGAATAACTATTTCCAAAAACAAATAAAAAAGGGGTATGAGTGCGATTTATTAGAAAGCGCATTAACGGTAGTTATTGGCGATGAAATTATAAAACCGGAATTAGTGGAAAGCGGAATAGGCCCAGAAGGATATTATAACTTAATGTACAGGCGAAAAGACAAAAATAAATGTTCTTGCGGGTTTGCCGTATCGCTAGAAACTTTTTACGGGCGCGGTAATGACTTAGAAAAGAATGTATATCTAATTAAAACAGAAGCAAAAAGATTAATGCTAGAAGGGGAATTAGAAAATGACGAATGAGCAAAAATGGTTATTAGAACAAATGCACCAAGAAGGGTATAGAGATATTAAAATCATCGGGGTATACGCCTATTTTGTAAACCCGGATTTTATTGAAAATGGCGGTAATTTTAAAGTACGCGATCATACCCCGCGTATTCCATGCCGTGTACTGGGGTTAAGTCCTAAAACCGATAAATACTCTATTGCATCGCTATTGGGTATTGTGGAATGGGAAAGGGTTCCTGTTGATACGCCAGTTATTGCGGCAATAGGGTTAAAGAAATTTAAACTTTATTTTGCGAAATATAAAGAAGAAACTGTGTATTGTTTTGCGAATGGGCAAACATCATGGACGACTAGCGAATGTTATTGGGCGTATCCGAAAAATGATGTATTGTTGGCAGAAAGGGCATTGAATGAGTGTAATTGACATAGTATTCAAAGGTCGCCCAATTACTAAGAAGAACCACGGGCAAATAGTAAAACGGGGCAATAAGCTGGGTTATATTCAATCAGAAGCATATAGAAACTATGAAGATGCTTGCTTATGGCAACTAGCTGGCAAGAAACTGGCTGGCGAGAAACTGCATATATCTGGCGTTGTGGTTGTTGAATGTAAATACTATCTTCCAAATAAAAGAAGTTGGCCGGATTTAATCGGACTATTACAGGCAACCAGCGACATACTGGCAAAAGCCAAGGTAATAGATGATGATAAATGGATATGTTCATATGGTGAAAGCTGCATTGCTGGTATTGATAAGGAAAACCCGCGGGCAGAAATTCGCATTATGGATAGGCGAAACGCCGTACTAGAACAATTATTGAAATAGGGGAATACGTCAATGAATACAGTAATGAGTAACGCAAGCGGTTCCGGGGTTCCGTTCAACTGTCAAAACTGGCTGGCGTTGGGTGTAGTGATCTTTACAGAAATAGACATTGACGAAGCACTACAACAAATAGGCTTAAAAACAAGCGGCAATCAAGAAGAATGGCGGGAAGCTAATAAAGAAAAAATCATTGCATTAAGAAAAGCCGGTTTAAGCGTAAAGGCAATTAGCCGCCGGCTATGTGTTACAACCTACGGCGTGAAAGTGGTATTAAGAAATGCGGGGTATTTGAAATGGGTGTAATTAACAAAATTAAACGGTTCTTATTTGGTGATAAGCGATATAATGCGGATATCATTAAAGTTAAGCGGTGCTTGCCCGGTGTATTGTTGCCGAAAGTTGGAAGCGAAGATGCTGCCGGCATGGACTTTTATCAACCGGAAGGCGCAGTAATAGAACCGCATCAAACGCAATATGTTTCTTTGGGGTTAGCGGTGGAAATTCCAAAGGGTTATATGTTAATGCTGGCGCCACGATCTAGCCTTAGTAAAACGCCGTTAATTATTCCGAATTCGTTCGGGGTAATTGATGCAGATTATCGGGGTGAAATAAAAGCAATCTTGCACAATACCAGCGACGATGCATATTTAATTCAAAAGGGCGATAGATTAGTACAGGGTATTCTGGTACCAGTAGGCGCATTGAAGTTGTTAGAGGTTACACAACTAACCGAAACGGCGCGCGGTACTGGTGGCATCGGAAGTACGGGGAAATAACTATGATTAAATTATTGTTTGATGCTGCATTGGTATTTTCGTTAGTTGTAGCATTGTTTAAGTTGGTATCGTTATTTGCGATGTAGTGGATAAGGGGTGAAATAAACGCCCCTTTGATATAATATTAGTAGGCGAAAGGGGAAATGTGTAATGCCTATTATTAACCCGATGTATTTGTATTTGATTGAGGTACTACATAATTTAGACGTGTTTAATCACGGTGTTTTTATACTGGCATCAATTATAATGGTTATGCTTGTAATTTTTTATCCGGAAAGTGTTAAATATGACGAAGATAAAAAAATTAAGAAATATATTTATATTTGCAGTTTTGCGTGGTTGATATCGTTTGTTATCTGTGTTTTTGTACCTACTAAAGATGCGATGTATAAAATACTAATTGCCAGCTATGTAACAACTGACAATATTCAAATAGTAAATGATGCTATCAAAACCAATTTACAGGACTATTTAAACATGTTAGGGGAAACAGTTAAGAACATGCGATAATGAACAATACGGGGGAAATATGACGGATAAAGACTACAGGGAGTTAGCAAAAGAATATTTAGAACCTATCAAATTAATCACGATGAAAATTAACTCATTGAAAGAAGATCTAAAGCGTTTACAGTCAGATGTAACGACGATAGGGGCCATTGATTATAGCAAAGAACGTTTAAGCGGTGGCGGAACGCCGGGCGGGTTAGACCGTCAAATAGTACGGCTTGAAAGTAAACGTGATGCCGTAAAAGAAGAAATAGGCGCATTAATTGATGAACGGGAAACGGCGGCGGATATCATCAACAAATGCACCATAGGGAAAACTAATATATTATTAATGCGTGAGTACATCGACGGGGAAAGCGCAAAATATGCTAAAAGTTTTACGGATTTAGAAAAAACGCAATCCAGCGAATTAAAAACGCTAGGCCTTATTGAAGTAGGGAAATTTTTACATGAAACGTATTACCCTAGCATATATACTGCTAAAACGGTACAAGTCGGACTACACCGAACTACATCGGAATAATACGGAAACGCGACATATAGTATAATTATATTGTCAAATGATGCTTAAAAGGTCATTGGCGTAATTCTCCTATATGAACACAATGCACAGGGGAACTTTGGGCCGTTCCCCTATTGTGTATTGTAAACCGATACCGATAAAAAAAGAATTCCTTTCAAACATACACAATGCCATTGAGAACAATCCTATCAAATATAAATATGTACTTCCAAGCACAACAACAATAAGCATAATAAACCTAATTTCATGTGATCCATATCGGTATTGGTTTAGAGTATACAACAAAAATGAATAAAGCTATCAGAAAGTGAGGTATATCCACGGCGATATATCTCATTTTTTGTATAAAGGTAACATTTGATTATTGAAAACTGAACATGCTGCATGCGTTTTGCACCAGATGCAGAACGTAGGAAACTTTTAATTGCTGGCGTGTTCGGTTTTGAGTAACTAAAAAAGCCGCCCAATGTAGGCGGCCTTTGTTGCTTATGCTTCTTCAATTTTTAGAGGTGAGTGAATATCTCTTAATGCGTTGTTGATTTCTTGAACTGTTGCATCTTCATTAACTAATGCGAAATAATCGCCGTCGCCAATGATCCATGAATTGGCTTTCAATTCTGTTGTAGGTTCAAAGGTTGTAACTTCTTCAAAAAATTCCTTATTAGTACCGCACCAAGTTAATAATGCAGCATGGCTTTTTGTTTCGTGGTAGTTGGTGGCGATTTCTAATAATTCAAATGCATTGTTATTAGTTGCGATTGATTTTGTACCATTGATAAGTTTGAACATGATGTATTCTCCTTTATACAAATAAGTTAATTTCATTTTATCATTTTTGAGAGTACGGCGGTAGTGATTATCTACCGCCTTTATTGTTATTCGTAGTAGTGGCAAGCAATAACTTCGTTTGTGTTATTGTCGATTAATTGCCATTCAAAACCGAAACTCATTGTACTAATGAAATCAGAAGCATCTGTTTTGTTTTCAAATTTCCATGTTTTGTTTGTGTTTACGTCTTTAAGTGTTAGCATTGTAAATTCTCCTTTTTGAATACTTGCGTTTTCTGATGTATCTTATGGCTTCATTATACTTGCGTTTTCGCAAGTAGTCAATAGGGAAATTAAAAATTTTTCAAAAAAGTTTTGTGAAGGTGGTGAAAAGCTAGTGAATATCATATGTACAAAGTCAAAATGTCTTAATAACAAAGGCGGCAAATGTACGGCCAACGAAATATATTATGACGGCTTATGCCAAACATATTGCACTAGCCAACACGCATCTAAACAAGTCGCCGGAATATGTACACGATCACATGGGCGCATGAAAGCAAAAGACAATAACATTCTAAAATAAGGGGGTGAAACAATGGCAGATAGAAAAACATATACAAAAACAACCTACACAGATTGGGAAGCAGAAGAAAAGATATTGCTTATTGAAGGTTGGGCGCGTAATGGCTTAACAAATGAACAGATAGCCGAAAATATGCAAATATCAGTTGTTACCCTTTGGGAATGGCGTAAGAAATCAACTAAAATTTCTAATGCCCTAAAAATAGGGAAAGAAGAAGCGGACTTGAATGTTGAAAACGCACTTTATAAAGAAGCGTTAAAGGGAAACACTACCGCAATTATATTCTGGCTTAAAAATAGGAAATCTAAAGAATGGCGCGATAAGATACAACAGGAAATTACAACAGAAAGCGCCGTTAAGTTGGTTATTGATAATAATGAATTGAGTGATACAGATGAGTAAAACAAATCTGTTTCGCGATGTAATACGGCCAACGCCTAAGCAAAAAGAATTCTTGCGGGCAGTTAAGCAAAACATATATACACTATATGGCGGTGCTGCTGGTGGTGGTAAATCGTATATACTCCGCTGGGGTTTGATATGGCTTTTAATTGATTGGTTCATCAAAACAGGAATTAAAGGCATACGCGTTGGGTTATTCTGTGAGGATTATCCAAGTTTAGATGATCGTCAAATATCCAAAATCAAAATGGAGTTTCCGGAATGGTTAGGAAGCTATAAGGAAAGTAACCATGAATTTACATTGAACGATGAATTAGGCGGCGGCGTGATATGTTTCCGTAATCTTGATAAACCTAGTAAATATCTTTCTAGCGAATTCGCTGCTATTGCTATTGATGAATTAACCTTGAATAGCCGCGACGTGTTCGATTTCTTGCGTATGCGTTTACGTTGGACTGGTATAAGTGATACAAAGTTAATCGCTGCAACTAACCCGGGCGGTAAAGGTCATATGTGGGTTAAAGATTTATTCATTGATAGAAATTTCACAAAGGAAATGCAACCGTTCGCGGATAAGATTGCATATATCCAAGCAAGGGCGAGCGATAACCCGCATCTTTCACAAAGTTATATAGATGCGTTGAATACATTACCGGAAAAACTACGTAAAGCATACTTAGACGGCGACTGGAATATATTTGAAGGTCAAGTATTTACAGAATTCCGCACCGATAAGCATGTAATAGAACCGTTTGAAATTCCGCATCATTGGCAACGGTACCGTTCAATGGACTGGGGCTATACGAAACCATATGCAGTATATTCTTATGCGGTTGATTATGACGATGTGTTATATATCACCGGCGAATATTACGGGTGCAAGCCGGGCATGCCAGATACTGGCACACAGGAAACCGCGCGGGAAGTTGCACAAAAGATAGAACACTTGAAAGACTATCAAGGCGTGGCAGACCCCGCTATATGGCAACGAACAGGGCATGACGGGCCAACGATTGCGGAAATATTTGCAACGGAAGGCGTGTATTGGACGCGTGCAGATAACGATAGATTGGCCGGACTTATGCAAGTGCATCAACGATTAAAAGAAGGTAAGCTGAAGATATTTAGTAATTGCGTACACTTAATACGCACGTTGCCAGCTTTAACCTACGATAAAATCAAAGTCGAAGATGTGGATACAAAGCAAGAAGATCATGCATACGATGCAGTACGTTATATGTGTATGGCAAGACCGGTTAAATCAGTTAAACCAGAAAAACCATTCAATGACGGTTATAGATATGTTGACGATACAGAAGGAGATATAAGCGCATGGGGCGTATGAGTGAAAGGGCGTTACGTGATTACGCTTTTAGAGTGTTGAAGTCAGAATATGGCGAACGTGAGGAAAAGGGCGTTATTATTCCGGCGAAATATACAGATGCACAACTAGCGGAATTCGCCAAAGCGATGCCGCAATGGCAACTAGAACAAATGTACGATATGATTTATGGTTCTGAAATGGTGGAGTAATGAACATAGAACAGACTTTTGATATATACGAAGCAAAACAAAATGTAAAAAGTGCATTAGCCGCCACGTCAGAATGGCGAAAGGCTGCTGCCGAAGATTTTGCATTTATGCAAGGTAAGCAATGGCAAGACGGCGATTTAAAGAAGATGCGCGAAGCTGGACGGCCAGCAATTACGATTAATAGAATTAGACCGGTTATTAATCTGTTATGCGGTTATGCATCACAAAACGAAACAGAACCGGATTTCTTACCACGTAGCGAAGAAGATGATAGAATTAGCCGCGTCGCGAAAGGAATTACAAAATACTGCTTAGACCGTGCGAACTATCAACGTAATAAGGGCAAATGTTTCCGCGATAAGATTATTTGCGGTTTAGCCAATTATTGGGTAAGTTATGAATTCGACTATACAAAGTTGGACGGCACTATTCAAATTGAACGTGTTTCTCCGTTCGATGCGTTCATAGATCCGGAATGCAAGAAAGACGATTTAAGCGATGCGCAATATGTTGGTCGTTACAGTTGGGAAAGCTCCGCTAAACTAAAGCAAGTGTACCCCGATAAGGTTAATGAAATTGATGCACTTAAACATAAGTACGATGATACCGAACAAGAAGCCGGCATAGTTGAAACGGTAGGCGGTGAGGCGTTATGGTATAACAACAATTACAATAAAATTCGTGTAGTGCAGTACTGGTATAAGGAATACGGCAAAAGAAATGTATTTATGACAAAAGAGGGGTTAATTGATGAAAGCAACCCGCTATTTGTTGTGTTAATGGCTACAGGGAAGAAACCTACTAGCATACCAGATACTAAAATCAGATATGCGACATTCGCCGATGATGTGCTACTTGAAGAAGGCGAAAGTCCGTATAAACACGGTAAATTCCCGTTAGTGCGTGAATATTGCTATTACACCGGTGAATTGGTAGATGATGAACTGGAACCAGCTGGTGTAGTACGTGATATTAAAGATGCACAAAGGGAATTAAACAAAAACAGAAGCCAACGCATGCACGTTGTTAATCAACAATCTTTAGGCGTGAAGTTCTGGCAAGGTCAATTAACCGAACAAGTTAAGCGTGATATTAAAAATAACAGTACTAAACCGGGCGCGAATATTTGGCTACCTCCGGGTGTAACGTTCATGGACGGCACTCCGGCAATGGATAGCAATATTAATATGAGCCTTGAGCAACAATCAAGCAATGATTTCTATTCTATCAGTGGTATTACTCCGGAAAGTCTAAGCGGAAGCGTTGGCAGTATGAGTGGCAAGGCTATTGATTTACGTCAATCAGTAACAACCGTTCAAACGGCTGGTATATTTGAACAGTCGAAAGAAGCAGAACGCCAAATTGTTAAACTATTATGGGGTGAGAAAAACGCACCGGGTTTAATTCCGCAGTTCTACAATGAAGCCAAAGCAATGCGCATTATGGGTGACGACGGTCAAAAAGAATTCGTACAGATTGCACCGGGTTTAAATCAACCTATGCAAGAACAAGTATTAACCGATGCACTAGGGCAACCGCAAACAGATGCGGAAGGCAACCCAATTAAACAAGTGCTTTATGATCTATCCGCCTTTGATTTTGATATTGTAATCACTACAAGCCAAGCAAGCGCAACGGCAAGACGTGCTAACCTTTACCAATTATTGGAAGCTAAGAAATCCGGCGTTGACATTCCTATGGATATCATTCTTGATTTTATGGACTTCCCAGAAAAAGAAACAGTTAAGAAACGCATGCAAGAAGCGGCAGAAAAACCAGCATTACCAGAATTGCGTGTAAGTGGTTCGCTTGATGATATGCCGGCGGAAGCATTGAGCCTGTATTTACAAACGCTAGGCGTTCAGATTTCACCGCAACAAATCATGGCGGAACGGTTAGCCTTGAAAGGTAAACAACCAAACATTCAAAATACACCGCCAATTTTGCCGCCTATGGACGGTTTAGGCACTATGTAATATAAACTATCGACACAATAATAAACGCTCCGTAATGGGGCGTTTTTTATATTATTTTCGCCCTAAGTAATGGCGTTAAAAGGCTTGCTTATACATTATCGCCCGGCAACGGCGTTAAACTGCCATATTCTTATATTCGTCCGGCAATGACGTTAAAAGGCATAAGGGGTATTTGATATGAAAGACGAATTAGTAAACATCGAAGAAGCTGGTTTCACACCGGAAGATTTAGAAAACGCGGGCGTTGAACTGGAAACAACCGAAGAAACGGATACACAAGAAACTGCACCAGATGAACCCTCTACAGATGATGCGGCCGAAAGTGATGCGAATGATGCGGAAGTAGAACCGGAAGCGCCGAACACAAACGAAGAAACGGAAGAAACTCATGCGAACGATCATAACTTAAAAGCGGCACTTGCACAGGAACGCGCAAGACGTAAAGCGGCGGAAGAACGTGCTAGACAATACGAAGCACAACAACGGCCAATTACATTGCCAGAAGAAGAAGTATCAAATATTCGCGATTTCGTACGCCGTGAAGCATTAAAACGCTTTAACATTACGGCGGAAGATTTAGAAAGTCTTATGTTTGAGGATGTACAAAAGTACAATGACTTTATTCGTTTTGAAGCCAATGCAGAATACACAATTACTAACCAGCAAATGGCAGTACATCAACAAAGACAAACAAATCTCAATTTCGTAAATGAAATTAAATCATTGCCGAACTTTGGGGAATTATATCAACGTGGTTTAGAAAAGCTTAACGGAATGACGATGCGCGATGCACAACCGATTAACGATGCTTTTTACCGTGTTGATATTGGCGAAGGTACGCAAGCTGATTTTGAAACTATCAGAAAGTTTGTAACAGAATTGCAAAATGAACGGGCGACAAATACCGAAGTACCGAATAACCCTTTACAAGTTGCGGCGACGCTCCCGAAAGCTGGCGTGTTAAATGGTGGCGTTCCTACACCTAACAAGGTAACGGAAGAAGATATTTTGAAAGCGTACCAAACAGGCAACCTTGATGCATTGCCGGACGATGTACGCAAATATTTTGACGAATTATAAGAGGTAAACAATGGCAGATCAAAGAAATCAAGTTAATATTCCTACGGCTTTAGTTCCTAAAGTATGGGCCAAAAAAGTATGGCACGAAGGCTTGAAAGAAAGTTATTTCGATAAGTTCACGGCGCTAGACGGTTCCAACGTAGTACACAAAAACAAAGATTTAGAAAACGTAAAAGGCGATAGCGTAGTATTCGGTTTAATGATGAACCTTAGCGGCAATGGTGTTGAAGGTAACCGCGCTAAATTATCTGGTGCAGAAGATAGCTTGAACATTTATGATTTCACAGTACAAACGCAATTAGTACGTAATGCAGTTTCCCGTTTTGAAGCGGACGACCAAAAAACACAGTATGACATGTTAAAAGAAATCAAAGCAGCATTGAAACAATGGCTATCTGATTGGTTAGATAACAAGTTGATTGATAAATTAACGTCTAACAATACAAGTAACGAAACAATTTACGCAAGCGCCGGCGGTTCTATTTCTAGTATTACGGCTAATGATAAATTAACTACAACTATTATTTCTCGTGCTAAACGCAAAGCAATGATGCATGGCCCTAAAGTTCAACCGATTAAAGTTGACGGTATGGATAAATACATTATGTTAGTTTCTCCGTGGGCGGCTAAAGACTTAAAAGACGATGCAAAATGGTTGGCAGCGCAACAAAACGCAAATGTTCGCGGTTCTAAAAACCCTATCTTTACAGGTGCATTAGGCGAATACGACGGCGTTATTTTGTACGAATACGAACGCGTAATTAGTACTGCTTCCGGCGCAAGCGGTGCTAATGTATGCAATAACTTGCTATTAGGCAAACAAGCGGCGTGTTTTGCAGTAGCTAGACCAGCCAAGCACATTGAACAAACAGACGATTACGGCAACATTGCTGGCAATGGTATTGCGTTCTATGGTGCAGTTGAAAAAACAAAATTCAATAATGCCGATTATGGCGTAATCAGCGTTAAAACTGGTGGCGCAGTAGAGCGCTAATTATACGGGCGGGGTAAAACCCGCCTTTATTCTTATATGGGGTGAATATGAATGTAAAACAAATAGTAAATAGGGCGTTCATGCAAATAGGCGATACACCGCAAGAACAATATACGCCATACCATTTATTGGAGTATTACAACGAAGGCAATCACCTATTGAACGCTTTAATTAGCCAATATTGCCCGAGCCTTGCAACTGCCACATATGAAGATAGAGGAACGGGGCGCATCGTGCTGCCGTTTCAATGTATCGGAATATTGAAGGTCAAAGCAGATGATGCGGAAGTGCAAGGGTATCATGTATTGAATTTACAAACGGTGGTATTTGATGCAGATCATGAGCAGAAAATAACCGTTGATTATATAAAGACTGCTGGTTATAAGAAGCTAGAAGATGAAAGCGGCTTGCCGGCAGAACTAGAGACGTTATTAGTCGATTACATCGTATATAGGGTTATGAACCTTGATATTTCCGGCGTAACGGCGAATATGGTTAATGCGTTGCAATCAATTAATAATGGTTTAGGTAACAATGAAAGCGTGATAGCGGAAGGATATTGGAACTATGACAGTACAAGAACTGATTACGCTGGTTAATGTAGAAAGTAACGAAATTCTTGATGAACAATCAGAATACATTCAATACATTAACGCGGCTATTGATTGGCTAACTACTGTTCTGGTTAGCATTAAAGATATGGAAGTAGTTAAAAATACAGATATACCGCATTTAAAGGCGGTTCCTTCTGATTTTATGGGGTTCGTTCCTAAATCTGGTTATCCTATCCGCATCATTAATGGAACATTTGAAACCTATGACGGGGAAACGGTCAATCAAGTGTTTTATAGCGTACGTAAAAACCACGTAGACGAAATGGACGATACAATACCGTTTTCTGAATTCTTTCATCAATATCTGGTGCAGTTAGTATCTTTTATGGTTAAGAAAAAATCACTCATGACGGATTACGCTGCCTATGATAAGCAGTTCATAGACTACATCACGGAACAAATTAAGGTGGCACGGGGTATAACATAATGGGCGTAAAACAAGTAGCCATGACGAATGGTTTCAGATTGGGCCTTGATTGGAGCAACCCGCCGGAAAATATCGACGTGCAAGCGCTAACACAGGCGCAACAATGCGAATTCGATAGAACAGATAATGCACTCCGTACCGTTCCTGGTATTCGTGTATTGTATGATTTCGGACTACCAATAGAAACGCTATATCATGATGTGTACCGTAATAAGTGGTACTTTTCTAGTGGCCGTAATTTATATGAAACTGATTTCAGCGGTAATACACTATTAGGCACGTTAAATGGTACCGAAAGGCCTAAATATCACGCCTTTGGTGGCGATATTCTCATAGCCAGCGGTGATAAATTGCAGTCTATTTCTGGTAGTGGTAAGTTATCTACTATTGAAAGTCCGGCATGTGATATAGTATCAAGCCATTCCGGGCGTGTACTGATTGCATCGACTAATTCGCATCGGTTGAACTGGTCGGCAGTTGGCGACTACAACGCATGGAGCCATAACAGTAATGATGCATCTAGCGCGCAGTATGTAGACGTTGGCTATAAAGACCAAGGCAGCATCATTGCGGTTGATTTCTTATCACGTGCAATTATCGTATACAAAGAATACGGGCGCGTGTATCAAGTAATTGGCACGCCAGATGCACAGAATTTAACTGTATATCCGTTATCCTCTACGGGGTATTGTAGCGGTGCGACGGTGAGCGTTGATGATCGTAGCTATTATTTAGGCAATCAAGGTTTTATGTCTTTCATGCCTACTAATACCTATGCAGAAATACAACCGTTTGAAACTGGCTTGAATATCAACTCTTATCTATTGAAGTACATAACGAAAGATTGCGAAGTATGGCATATATCCAGCCGTAAACAAATTTGGATAAAACCATATAACGGAAATACTGTATTCATGTATCACTACTTGCCACGATATGAGGACGGAAGGGGCGTTTTCACATCGCGTAAATTCACGCATAGCATCAATGCAGCGGTGAATGTGGATAAAGAAGTCTACATAGCATACGGCAATAAAATTGGTATCCTTGATGAAACGATTGATACAGATGATGCGGTACAAATTCAAACATCAATTATCAGCGGCAACAGACTGGCAACACGTCAATTTGTGTTGATTATGAACTATAATTTTGTAACGCATAATCTTATTCCCGGATATGGTACCGTTGGCATATCTAATAAAAAACCTAAGCCGATTAACTTTTCTAGTAAGGCAACCAAAACATACTATGCGAATGAAAAGCTATATTCAGCCAAAACATTAATGAATGTTAATGAGTACACAAAGGCTTATAAAATCGGCGGCGGTGCAAATCGTAATGTACAATTTAAAATTAATGTTCAAAAGGGCGCTATTTCGTTACGCCAGTTAGATTATACATATGAGGAAGTTTAATATATGGCATACAAAGAAAAATACCCTTTGGATATAACGCCACAGGGCGACACAGTACAAGATAGTATTAAGAAAAATCGTGATGAATTATTGAACGTTGCGCAGCAAATGGAACTTAAAGCCGGCGGCGGTGGTACTGGCGGCGGTGGTACTGGCGGCCTACGTAATAGGGTATTGAGTGGTAAGGTAAGCAATGGAGAATTTTCATTCTTAACAGGTGATAACCTAAGCGTAATGATTGACGGAAGTCAGACGCCTGTATTGTTATCATTTGCCGACGGTTTCAACGATTACGGCGCGGTTGATTATGTAACAACTATCAACAGAAAGCAAAGTGCATGGAGCCTACCGGCTAACAGTACATCGTATTTATACGTTGATCGCTCCGCATCTGGTGGCATAACGTATGGCAGTACAACGCTTGAACCGATGCGCCAGCCTAATGCACCAGCAGCGGCAACGGATAAAATGTATTACAACACTACAAACGAAAAAATGAATGTGTACACAGGTACATACTGGAAAAGCATTTTACGCGTAGTGGTGGCTATTGTAGTAACAGATGCAACGCGCGTTAAATCAATCAAGTATTATGATCCAAATGTTAATACCGCAACAGATGCCGTAATTGGCACGCGTACGGTTGACGGTAAAGACTATGTGTTAACTGACATTCTAAATCAAATGGCGGAAGCTATTAAAAAGATTGCTGGTGATGCTAACTTTACAAGTAACCCAAGCCGTACACTCAAAACCATTACGGATACGGTAAACGGTTTGAGCAGTGTATACTACCGCAAAACCGATACAGTAGCAGAAGCAACACATGCAGCAAGCGCAGATAGTGCAAAACATGCACAAACTGCCGATAGTGCGGCGAACGTTGAAACGTGCGTTAAAAAAGCCGGAGATACTATGACGGGTGATTTAATCATTACAGGGTTGAGGTACGGTAAGGACCTTGATTTAGATTACTACGGAAATACAAAAACAAATTATTCTGGATTTTTTATCGGCGAAGTAAACGGTTATAAAATTGGGAGTAATTTGTATTGGGGAACAGGGATTGCCCTTCCGTGGAATGTTTCTGACGAGCGAGTGCTAGGGTACGAGGTATTATTTGCGAATTCGAGTAGGATTTTTGTTCGGACTATGGACCGCGCAAATAATCCGAATGCGTGGAGATCGTTGGCAACTTTTGATTTGAACGGAAATTTAGAGTTCCCTAACGGCGCTAAATTGAGGATAGAATAATGCCTAATCTAGTACTAGAAAAAAACGGTCAAACATACCGTTTCAGACTGCATGAAGAAAACGGCGTAACGCGGAGTGGCTTTTATCATTTTATATTCCAAAAGTAAGGAA